ATCTTGTTAGGGGTTTAAAAGGTTATTATATCATTTGGAGTTTCGCCAGTTGGAATACTGTTACATAATATTTCAATATTAGGATCCATTCCCGTTTTCATTATATCAGAAATTAAATCATCAATATTATTAAATGATTTATTATAATAGTTACAATCGAGTGAGTAGTTTTTCATCTTGTTTATATATTAGGTTAATTTTATCCAGTTTGATTCAATGTTATACCCATCTAACCAATTTTTTAATTCTAATAAAGTTGATCTTTTAATTGTTATTGATTTAGCATAAATAGAACTGCCTTTTTTAATAATATCCATTTCAAATTTATTTCCATTCTTTTGAATATCATATTGCTTGCCTGTTTTGTTATCTGTGTATTCCATATCGTTTTTAATAATACTTAAAGATATATAAAATATATATAACTACCAAATTATATAACATTATTTTCGTTCCATTCGATTTCATCTTTTAATTCATCCGCTATTAAATAGGCCTCATTTCTTTGTTCTCTGTATTTAGAGTTTGCTAATTTAATATTCGCTAAATGAGTTTGTAGATTATTAACATAAAAAAATATATCAATAATTAAAGTTTGCATTAATTTTAGATCTTCATCATCAACATCATTATTAATTTTCTTATTTAATAATTCAGTAAATAAAATAGCGTTATTATAAAAAGTTAAATCTTTAGTGTTTTGTATCTTGTCCATTTATTTTGATTCTATTATTTAAAAGTTCTATAACGCTAAATATAATGCTTTCTTTTTCTTCTTGAGAAATAGATTGCTCTTTTACCCTAACCCAAAAATGAATTGAATTAGTTGGGTTAAATATATCTTTTAATAAATTGCCAAATTTTTTTAAGGGTCTCATATTTTTATTAACTGTCATAATCTATATTTATAAATTCGCAATGCTCTTTACAATCTGAGCACATTCCTGTTTCTATATTTATGTATGGATTTGCTCCGCAACAATTTGATACTAATTCCATTATATTTCTTTTAATTCTTTTTTAATTTCTTCTAAATAATAATCTTGCATCTTTTTATTTTCTTTTACAACTTGATTTATTATAAAAGGTAAATCTTTAAATAATTGATCTGTATTATATATAAGTATTTTCTCATCATCTGGATCCCCATAACCAAAATGCATTTCGCCATCGCTACAATATAAATGATGAGTCTCGTGTATATAAGTAGTTTTGCCAAATTTATATTCTTTAGCTTCTTTTAATTGAATTTCTAAATCGTTAATTCTTTCTATTAATTTATCTTTTGATGTTCCCATATTAATTATTTTGATACCTAAAGTTAACTATGTTTTTATAAGATTCAATTACCCACCCTTTATGATGAGGCTTTAATTCTGCGTGTTGTAATAACATTTTTAAAGTTGTTTCAACGTCAATTAATGCTGAGTTATCTGTAAAAGTTAGTTTCATATTGTTTTGTTTTTGTATTAATAGTTTCTAATTTGATATTCTTTTTTTGCTAATTTAAGTCCTGAATTTAAATCTTTAATACAATTACTTAATTGCTCATCGTTCATTATTGTTAAATCGTTTTGGTTAAATTGAAATATTATTTTGTTTTTCATTTTTAATAGTTTAATTATTAATATATAACAAAGATATATAAAATATATTAAATATACAAACTACTTGAGATTATTAAAATCAGGAGCCCAGTCTATGTAATTGCATTTACGACATAACCAAATAAAACCATTTTGAGCTGAACCAATATAAACACAGGCCTGTTTACACTTTTTACAATCTTTATTGTATTGCATATCTTCCAAAGTTAGGTCTTGATAATATAGAGTAAGTAGCATAACGAACCGCATCAGTAATGTGGTTATGCTTATCCTCCGGCATATTAGTTAATCGGCCAGTTCGATCTTGCTTCCATTTATAATTCCTAAACTCTTGAATTGCATTTGTTGAATCTGAGGTTATGTGAATCTTGTATCGCTTAAGTAGATCAATGCCGGCATTAACAGAATCCTTGCCTTTTAAACTTGGAAAGATGTTCCAACCCATTCTACGCAATTCGGCAATTAAGCGTGGTTCTGCCGAGTCAAAATAAATTTGCTGCCTATCGATCCCAACTTCTTTAAACCTATTATGAATATCAAGTGTAGTCATCATCGTTCTATATAAATGTTCTTTAATGTATAGATTATAATCTTTTATATAAACGCTTACTAACGTTGAGGGATCATTTGTAAAGCCTGCGTCTGCGCCATAACTAATAAATTTAGCATCCTCAGGGATTTTATTAACCTCAACATATTTAAATATAGTATTGATGCTTGTTGCTCTTTCTCCCAATCCATAGATTTGCCAATACTGATCATCTGTTTCTTTTAATCTTTCTATTTCTTTTTTAATAACATCCTCTAAAAAAGGATTATCTAAGTAAGTTGTTTTATAAAAATCACAATCNTCTCTTGTNAAAACTTGATCGTATATCCAGTGGTATTCATCTGAGGGGTTAAAATCTAATATAACTCTTTCTTGTGTTCTAAAAATTAGCTGTCTCCAGTCGTCAATATACAATTCATTCCCCTCATTAATAAAAAGCAGATCTCTTTTACGCCCTCTAATCTTTTGAGATTGATCTAAAGAAGTAAACTCAATTAAATTACCAAACAGATTGTATTCGCTGTTTGATTTATTATGAAACTCCTCATTGTATAATTGATGTTGATTTAATATTTGTAAAAAATCTCTTAATACAGTTGCTCTTAAACTTGGAAATGTTTTACGGCATATAGTAATAATCTTGTTGGTATTATTAGTACAATAATGGAATATTATAAAGAGAAGAATATTGTATGTCTTGCCTGATCGAGTTCCGCCCTGCTCAACAATAATTTTTTTATTACTATTAACTAAATGCTTATAAACAATATTAGTCTGTATCTTCGGTTTTATCAATTATTTCGATTTGAAAGTTAGTCGGCATTCCATCTGCGCCTGTAATCTCTTGTCTTTCAATATAACCTCTTTTTTTTCCTTTTGTTTTTAAATAAAAAATAGTAGCTGCAGTTGATTGTTTTGCAATCTGTTTATGTAATTGGCTTTCAGCAAAATCTAAAGCAACGTTTTGTAAGTCATCAACTTTATTTTTAAAATCCTCATCATTGTTATACCAATCATAGTAAGTTGTTCTACCAACTCCTGCCTTTTGACAAGCTCCCGTAACTATTCCTAAGCCCTTTTCAAGAGCTTTTAATAAAACCTTTTTATGGTGTTCGGTTTTGTTCATCTAATTGAGTTTAAAAATTCGTTTCTAACTACTGGATCCTCCTTAAATTTGCCTAATAATTTAGTTGTAGTAGTTAATGTATTATGTTTTTTGACTCCTCTCATTTCCATACACATATGTTTGGCAGTTAATGAGACAGCAACGCCTATTGGATCTAATTCATTATAGAGAAAATCAGCAACTTGAGTTGTAATTCTTTCTTGGTTTTGTAATCTTCTTGAATATGTTTCTAATGTTCTTGCAAGTTTAGATAGGCCTACTATTTTTTTATTAGGTATATAAGCAATATGGCCCTCGCCAAAGAACGGAGCAATATGATGTTCGCATAAAGAATGAAAAGGAATATTCTTTTGAATAATCATTTCATCGTAACCCTCTCCCTCAAATGATGTGCAATTCCATTTTGGGGGATTTAAAAACTCTTGAAAGAATTTAACATATCTTTTCGGAGTATCTTTTAATCCCTCTCTCTCTACATCCTCGCCAAAGAATTGTAATAATCTTGTTACATTATCTTCCACAGTTTCTTCAACGCTTTCTTCTTTATCGTTGTCTCTCATCTCCCAAGGAAATACTAACCATTGATTTTGTAGCTCAATTCTTTTATCTATTAAAGAAAGAAAAGGTTTATTGTATTTTTTATATCTCTGTTCAGTTGCTCCACTATCAATTAGATCATCAATTATAATATCAGCATCTTCTATTTTATCTACTGCTCGACCTGTCATTCCTGATACTATTTGTCCCCCTCTTGGAACTCCATAAAATTTTTTATCCTTTGGGGTATTGTCTAATATTGTTTTTAAACGATCATAAACAACCTCCCAAGTAACGTAACTTTTAATCATTATACTCCAGTTTTTTTATTCCAAATGTCAATATGTAATCTTGTTGTGAAATTTACATAGTTATTAATTGCTAACTCTACAACGTTTAATTTATTATCGTTTAACAAATTTTGATTCTCTCCTGCCGGCATTAAGTATATTTTGTTTTGATCTACTATATCGTAATAAAGTTCTTTAACTTCTTTCCATTCTTTAATATCATTTATTACAAATTTAAATATAGAGTTGTGTTTATTAATCTCTTTTATAACTTCGGGTTTAAAAGTCATTGCTCTGTCATTTCCTGAGTTTAATAATTTAGGGCTACAATTCCATAAATCAATATTAAGTAATAAATACTCATTTGGCATTATTGTTCCGTTTGTCTCAACCTCAAAATATGCAAAGGGATTAATTTCTTTGTATACATATTTCATAAACTCTTCTAAACCTTTTGGCTGCATTGTTGGCTCCCCACCTGTTAAAATAATGTGAGCTCCTTGCTTTATTGCTTTTATACATTTATCATCTAATATTTCATTTATGTTTTTTAAATCTGCTTTCATCCATACCTCTACTGTATCACATCTAAACTCGGCACCATTGTGTAATTCGCCATCAAATTGAGTTCCCATACCCCCACACATTAAGTTGCAGCCTCCGAGTCTAACAAAAACGCTTGGGATCCCTACAGTCTTTCCCTCTCCTTGTATAGAATAAAATACCTCGCTAATTGCTAATTTTTGGCTCATATATAATTTTGCTTGTTTTTGTTTCTGCTAATTCGATTCTTGTAATTGGCATTTTTGCTTCATTTTTAATTCTGTTAAAGATCCAGATTGCCATATTTTCTGCTGATGTCTCAAAAGGAACTTCTCTGTAAGGCTCATTGCCATACTTAAGAAGCTCGCATAACGTATCTTTTTCCCATAAAATTAAATAATGATCATAGTATTTAATTATTGGCTCAACCTTTTTGTCAATATCGCTAAACAGCATCGTAATTCCATCTTTCATAATCTCAAAATTAAACATACATTTAACATCATAAGTATGTCCGTGTAATCTTGAGCATTTTTCTCCTGCTGTTTTGTTTCTGTGACCGGCATAAAAATAATATTTCTTTTCTATTTTCATATCCAACCTTTTTCTTTTGCTTTATAATATCCTTTAACTCTTAATTCAGTTGCAGGGTTATCTTTATTTCCATATCCCCATTCATTTTTTTTCATATCGCCATTATAATCCGTAAGAGTATCGTTAATTATAACATCTAAACAATTTAAATCCTTTGCTAATCTAAATGTTTCTGCTTTATCTAAATACATTAGAGGTGTATGTATTCTATAATCTCCTGCGCCTAACCCTAAGGATAAAGTAGTTTGTAAAGAATCAATTGTAGTTTTTCTGCAATCAGGATAACCGCTATAATCAGTTTGACAAACGCCAGTAATTAAATCGTTAATGCCCTTACTCGCCCCATAACTTGCAGCAATAGTTAAAAACAATATGTTACGTCCTGATGTAAAAGATGCCGGCAAACTGCTGTTTATATAAGATTCTTTTGTATGATCTGAATGCTCGGTCAAAGATGAGGATGCTAATAAACCTTTTATGTCAAATATTTTATATTTAATATTTAAATTATCTGAAATCTTTTGAGCTTGTTTTAATTCTTGTTTATGGCTTTGCCCATAATCAAAACCGATTGCCTCAATATATTCAAAATGATCTTTGGCCCAGTATAAACAGGTTGTCGAATCTTGTCCTCCTGATAATAATATAATTGCTTTGCTCATATTTATAAATTATTTTCTGCGTATTTGCTAAACTTTAACCATTCCGTAAAATTATGTAATGCAGCTTTTCTGCCTAATAATCTTTTTCCTTTGGGCTCAATCTTTGCTAAGGTATTATTTTTAAACAAATATAAAAAACCACCTCGATTACCATAAACCCAAGCAGTAGAGTCAACAGAATAAAATTTATATTTTTTTAATCCTTTAAAGTTTGTAAATCCTAATCCGTGAACTTTGCAATTATTCTCTCTCGCTATTCTTAATAAGATTGTAAATATATCGTATTCGCTTTGTTTTATTTCTTTAGTTACTATTCCGCCTATTGATACATAATCATATTCTTTAACCATTTTTTTCCAATAATCTAATCCTCTACTTTTATGCCAAACAGGAATACTTTTTTTGTTAGTTAATTTTTCTAATTTTGTTCTTAATCTCTCAACCTCTTTTAATCCTACAACGCTGTCAATATCTAATTCAATAAATAAATTAATTTTATGTTTATTAATAAAAGCTGCATAATTATCGATATAACGATCCCAATTAGGAGATTCTTTTAATCCATTTAAATAAGTAAACGCTCCTGAGTCAAGTAAAAAATCTTTAAAAAAAGGTCTTAAATTTAGGATCCATTCATCTTGTCCTTTTAAATAAAAATAACTCTCAAGAATTAAAGGTTTATGAGTTTGTATTAATTCGTTGTAATCGCCTGCCCATTTATAACCTGAATTGCCTCCTGCTAAATATACGTTCATAGATTCTTTCCAATAGTTTTTAATATTCCCTGCAGTCGTTGCTCCTGATAAATATAATTTCATTAATGTTTTCCAAAGAGGCGACAATGGACCTCTAATACATATATAAATTTGCATTAAAATTTTATATTATGAAGCAAAAGAGTTTTTATTAACTCCTCTCTTTCCATATTTTGTCCTATTTCTAATTTTGTTTTTAACTTTTTATCTTCAAATTTGTGTCTATCAAATGCTGCAATTACAATATCATAATCCTCATTATTATATTCTAATATTATTTTATTTGTTTCTTCTTTATCTGTTGTATCATCAATAAAAAACTCGTCCAAATCAATGTCTTTTGTCTCCCATACATCTAAGCCCCATTCATTCAATTGAGAATTATCAAATTCGTTTGCTAAAATATCCCAATCCCATTCTCCAAAGCCTACATTATCTTTTATAATAAATTCCTTTTTTTGTTTCTCTGTCAAATCATCTGCTTGTATTACATATAATTCTTTTAAACCTGCCTCAATACAAGCCTTGTATCTCATATTACCGCCTAAAATTATATTATTCTCATCAACTACAATTGGCCTTAATTTTAACATCTCAGGAAATTCCTTAATGCTTTCAACTAATTTTTTAAACTTTTGATCTTTTATTAATCTTGGATTGTTTGTATTTGATTTTATTTTAGATACTTTTATTTTAATAGGTTTCATTTATATAACGAATTATTTTAGTTTATTTATTTTGTCTCCTTTATTGGTTTTATGCCATTGGTAAGTTTGAATAAACTCATCGCATTTAATAAATTTTATTTTTTTGTTTTTTGGTTCTTTAAATTTTCTTTTCATTCTGTTAAAAGTTTTAAAAGATTATAGCATTCAATATACTTTAATTTTGCTTTGCTTTTATATTCTTTTTTAAATAAAGCATAAAGAGTTTTAGTATATTGATATTTAGTTTTGCAATCTTTAAAGTATTTCTCAGCAAATTTTTTGCCTTTGCCTTTAAAGAAATTAACATTGTCGGCAGAATCTCCAACTACCATTTGCTCATAAAAATTATATAAAGCCTCAGATTGATTGATGTCTATTATAGTTTTATGTTTATAATGATAATTATAAATTAAACAAGGAAATTGTTTATAATCCTTATCAATGGANACGATCATTACATTATCTCTGCCAAATTGATTTGATAATTCAAACCAATATCTTGCTACCATATCATCTGTTTCNATTCCAAATGCATATTTGCTTTCGTATGTTTTNTTTACATAATCGTGCATAGGGTGTAAAAGAGGAGGCAAGATTTGTTTTTTTCGATTGGCTTTATAATTCTTTGATAATCTTTTCCTAAAATTTCCTTTACAACCATTAAAAGTAATAACCTTTTCAATCTCGTATGTCTCCTCAAGATCATTTATTATTTTCATAAATTGCTCATCAAATTTATTTATAGCATCATCTATATTAATATAAAAAGGAGTTTCAGAACTCTCAGCTTTNGGCCTGTAACAGCTCGCAAAAACTAAGCTGTCGGCATCGAATAATAAAATCATTAATCAAAATTATATTTATAATTATGTCTTTCAACCTCAATCTTTTGATTTGCAAAACAAGTCATTCCGTTAATATGTGAATCAGTTGGCACAAAATAATGCCATTTTTTTAATCTTGGAATATAATAAAAGAACATTGCGCATCTTTTATGAGTGTTTTTTTCAAAAATAATTGTTGCTGTATGATCGCTTGTAGGGATTATCTCTTGGACTTCAAAAGTCTCTTTGTTAAAGTTGTTTGCTCTGTCTTTATGTGAATATCTATTTTTAACAATAATAGAAAATTCTTTTAATTCTTTAGCGATTTGCTTGTTCATTTACTTTTCTTATCCATTTGCCCTCTAAATCTATTATAGTATAGTTATGATCTTTTAATAATGCTATTGCATCATTTATAGCTTTTGCCTGTTCTCTATAATGGTTAAATATTTGATTCTCGAATGCGTGAGGTTTGTGTGACATTATTTAATTAAAGTTAAATCAAGTTCTTTCGCTACATAATTAATATGCTTTTGAGTTGTTACCGACCACCAACCGTGCTGAATAAGTTTATTGCCCTCAATCGTTGCAACATTAGTTGTGTAACTCCATACTTTATTTCCTTGTATGGCTAAATTTTGTTTATACTTTTCAAGTTTCATCATAATATATTTTATTAAAAAAAATCCATTTACATAATTTAAAAGATGACTCATATAGTCTTTTATTTAAAGAGACTTGCACTCTGTATTGACCCAACACTTTCAAATATGTAAATGAACTTATTTATTATAACTTAAAGATATATATAAAATATATAATAAACAAATTTAATTTAAGTTTATTTTTGTTGCTTGATTTTCTGTTAAAAGATAAACAGGTTTTAAAAGCCTTTTCTTTGTCCACATTGTAGTGTCAGGACAATACATTTCAACAGGCTTTGGGAGTTTTAATTTATTTAACCAATATAAAAAATTTCCTTTTGGATCGTTTACAAAATATAATTTTACAACCTTTGGATCCAACTTCATTAAAGAATCATATTTATATTTCTCAAGCATTTTCTCCTCATAATACTTGTTCCTAAATTTCATTTCAATAACACAAGGAATACCTTTTTTTGTAAATCCAATAGCATCATAATGTTTAAAACCATCTCCAGACCATTCTAAATTCCAACCCTCAAAATTTAAGAATTTAACTAAGGTTTGTTCGAGTTTTTTAATAGTCTCAATACCCATTTAAGAAAATGGTATTAAGTTGATTCCTCCATTTTTTTATTGTTGGGATAGCGCAGGAACAAGGATAGTGTATTGGATGTTTAAAATATTTTGAGTGCAAGTTGCATAATAGTTTAAACTCTGCTTTGGTAATGTCTCGTTTTGATTCTCTAAAATCTTTCCATTTATTATAATCATCCTTATTAAATTTTACCATCTTTTTATCTTTATATCATTCCATTCTTTACGCCTTTCATCGCATTTGCAATTAGGATTTATCTTTTTCCAAATAAATCTTATTCCGGTATATTTTGTGAAATAATAAACAATGTCTCCAATCATAATACTTTTTTAAGTTTATCTAATACTCTCCTGTATGTATTATATAACGAGTGATAGGAAATATTTGTCTTTCTTGATAATTTAGCAACCGATTCGTTGCCCTCTAATAACTGGTAAACTTTGCGATCATACCAATAACATTTGTTTAATTCTTTTAAAACTTTATTATAACTCTCAATATAATTTACATCCTCAATGTTATGGAAATAGGAAATATTATCATCTATATTTAAGAGTATGACTTTTGATTCTTTTCTTTTTAAATCAATAAACATACTCCTCAGAGTCTTAAAAATATAAAAATAGTTATAATCATCATCGTAATTTATATCAAGTCCGTTATCTATGTTTTTTTGAATTTTTAAATACATCTCTTGAACGATGTCCTCAGCAGTATCTTTATTGCAACCAAAAGTGCAAACAATATCAATCCAAATACGATGTTTTTTAAATATTTGAGATAGCAAAATTTATATTCATATTTTAGTTTTTTAAAGGGTCGTATAAATCCCCAATAATTACAGGTAGTCCAATTTCGTTTACCTTAAAACTAAATGTCTCAAAAGAGAAACCTCTGCTTCTTTTACAGCGAACTGTAATCCAATCTTTGTTTACTGTGTTAGCCTCCAACTGAATTTGGCATTCACATTTTTTTTCAATAGCAGATCCCAAATGCCCTGTCATTTTTTCGGATCCAAAATTAGAATGTATTACACAAATTATATGAATATTATAATTAGAGCTCCATTCCATAATTTTTTGAATACAAGAGTTTGATTGCTCAATATCGTTAACATCACTAACAAGATCAGCAATTCCGTCAATTATTAATACTCCTGAATTATTAATTTTATGCTCTAAACAATATTCAATGAACTTTATTCTTGTTTTGTAATTTAACGTCCTTAATCCAAAAGTATGATAAAATTTTGAATAATCCGAATTATTCATTTCTAAGGCTCTTTTAAAGCATTTTTGTGCGTGCCATTTGCCCTGTTCAGTATCTATGTGTATTAAATGTTTATTGTCTCTATGGCCTTTTATATTGCCCCCAAAATTGTTTTTGCTTCCTAAATAAACTGATGCTAATAATGAGATTAAAAATGTCTTTTTTGTTTTNGGTGGAGCACTAACTACTGAGAAGTTACCATACGTTCCAATCGGTATTGGAAGTAATAAATCTCCTTTGGATGTTTTAATTAATTTCTCTCCAAATGATAATGCAACTGGGGGGTAATCTATTTTCTCGTTAGCGTGAATTATACAATCTTCATCGATTGCTTGCATTATTAAATATTCCTCTGTCTGTTTATCATCAAGTCGTAATTGCATTTAATAAATATATTATTTTTTCTTATTCAAATTATATTTTTTTTGAACAGAAAAATAGTGCTTTTTAATTTTAATATTTGCTTTGATTTGTTTGTCGGTTAATTTTTTCATAAAAAAAAGGGGAAAATTAATTCCCCTTATTAAAAACAACAATAAAGTAAGTGGTTACTTCAATGCAGGATCCCACCCCGCATCAGTTGTTTTTTTAATTAAAAAGGTAAATCATCATTATTTGATTGTTCAACAGGTTTTTCGGCTAATTTAATAATGTCATTTGTCCAAACAACTTTGCCATTTCCTAAATAAAATTTAGGTTTTTTTGCTTCTCTTTCTTCTTGAGTTTGTGAATCAGTAATAGCAACATTATTGCCATATCTTGATTCATCATTTAAAATAATTGTAAGATTATAGTAAACCGCATCGCCCTTACCATTAATAAATTTTTCTTTAGGGAGTTGATCTACCCTAATACTTGCTGTAATAATTCCCGCCATAATTTTATAAATTTAATTGTTTAATAATTCAGTTCTTATATATCCAGATACAGACATACGTTTTTCTTTAGCTCTATTTGTTAAAGTCTCGTGATCCTCATCCGTTAGTCTTAATAAAATTGCTTTGTTTAATTTACTCATATTTTAAAATTTAATAGTTTTTTTTCTATATAGGTTGTTACTTTATATAATGCTTTTATGTCATTAATTGTTTTGCCCTCTTGCATTGCTTTTAGAGCATTTTTAAATTGAGGAGAGTTGTCTAATAAATGAGGTTTAGATTTAACAAAGGCTTTTGATGCTATGTTACCATCATCATCCAACGCTTGTAATGCTAATAAAGATTGTAAAGTATATCTTCTAAAATAAGTTATTGCAGATCCCATTTTTTGTGCATCAAGATCATTTGGAAGAATTATAGAAGACTCTACACTACCGCCCTCTAAATCATAAATAATACTTCTTACTTGATTTTCAGTTATTGGCTGTAATAATAATAAATTATGTTTTTGTAATAAAGGTTTTAATTGGCCTATTAAGGAATTTATATCAAAGTATTTTGATTTATAAAAAGGATTTGTAGCATCTTTGCTAATTGCTCCTATCTCGTTTTGTAACTCATAAAGTTTTTTATATATGTTTTTTTTCATAATGATTTTTTTACAAGTTCAAATTGTTGATTAACTGACACTTCTAATTTTGCCTCTAATTCTTGAATTTTATTTTGATAATAATTTACTAATACAAAATGTTCTTCGTAAGATATTGCTTTTTCTTGTTTCATTGGATATATTTAATATTTAAAACAAATATATAAAAATTATATATATAAAAAAAATAAAAAAAAAAGAGCTAAAATTAATTAACCCTTTTTTTAGAAAAACGAAACAAGATATTCAAATATAATTATATTAATTGATTTACCAAATTATTATAAAATAAAATCATCTCTTTTAAATCATCATTAGAATATTTTATTGTTTGTTTAGATTTAATTAATAAATCCTCTGCAACCCCTTTGCCATATTTTTTTTCTAAATTTAATCCAAATTGATATTGTCTTCCCTGTTGCATTACATTACATCCATAGCATTGGACTTGGCAGTTATTTGGATCCCAACGAGTTGAGTAAGAAGATCGAGATTGAAAATGTCCGCATTGCATATTTTTTTTATAATGGCTTATTTTACCACAAGTAAAGCATTCAACCATTTCATTATTTGCAACTCTTAATCTTATATATAAACTAAATACAGTATCTAATCTTTTAACTATATTTTTTCTTGAGATTTTTTTCATTTATAATATTAATTAAAACAAACAAAAACAAAAAGAAAACAAATAACCAAAAGAAAATAAAAACAAAAAGAAAGAAAAAGCCTCTAAAAATTTATTTTTTTAATTGCCTGATCCAAGCAACGTCCAACTTTATTAGGTTTTGCAAGTTTATTTATTTTTTAAATATATAAAAAAATATTTTACTTTTTAAGAATTGAGGCAGTTTTTTCAATGCCTCGAGAAGTAAAATAAAAACCTAAACTCATAATTACAATTTGGCCTAACATTGAAACGTAATTATCTTGTATATTAAAATCTCCAATATTGCCATCAGTAATTGAAAATAAGGTATAAAGCATTAAAGAAAAAATAGTAAGCATAGGCCTAATATTTTTGCTAAGCCAAGAATCTGAAATCATATCATTTTTATGTCTTGAAGTAATTTCTTTTTCTAAATTTAATTTAGCATCAATAAAAATTTTTTCCATTTCTTTTTCAAACTGAGCTTTCTCAACTTTACTAAAAGTATGTTTATCAATTATATTTGATATTTTATCAGCAATATTTAAACCAGTTCCTCCAAATAATTTTGCAAATATTGTTTTCATCTTTTATATACTTTTTTTTCTAATTGATCAATACGTTTATCGTGTTGTTCTTCTAATTTTTCAAGATGATCCTCTAAGTATAATATTTTTTGCTCAATAATATCGTGAGATTGTAAAGGGGGTAACTTTTTAGCAACTTCTATTTCTGCCTTATTAAGATCAATTTGTTTAGTTAAAGTTGAATATGTCATTGTTATGCTTATTAACCCTCCAATAACTAAAATTAAAGTTTTAAGATCAAAATGCAAATCAGGTTTGCCGTCATTATCTAAATCAATACCTACTTCTTTTTTCATTCTTCTCTAAAAGTTTTGTAGCAAATTGCTATTGCTTGTTCTTTCTCGTGATATTTCATCAACTCAGGAACACAACGAATCATAAATTCGCTTTGTTTTTCCCCTTTTTTCTTTTTAGGTATAGGCATTAGTATAATTTAAAATGTAAAGCAAAAAGTATGCAATAAATGTTTAATTCGTTATAATCATCTTTATTTTCTTTTGGATAAAAACTAAACCCAATTAAAATACCGGTTGATAATCTTTCAATAATAGCAAACTCATATTTCATTTAACAACTCTTACAACCAGTATAAGTAAAATATTTTCCTTTTCTTTTAATTTCCAATGCTTGTTTTCTATTATCTTTTTTGCTTTTATAAGAAACGTGGATCCATTTGGGCTCACCATTAATTGGGTATTCAGAAATAACTTGATCAAAATCTAAATTTTCAATAATATATAAAAACATTTCTTTATTTGTTTTTTTGCCCATTGTTGTAATATCTATTGCTTTGCCTTGTAAATGATCAGAGGTTTTTGATGCTCCATTAATTCGGCAATTAACCTCCTCAGATCGATAGAAACTATTAACTTTTATTGGCCCTCCAACCCATTTTCTTAATGGCTCAAATACCTTTTCAGCAACTAATTCCATACTTTCTAAATGCTCCTTTTTAGGCTTATTGCTTAAACCTAATTGTAAAGCTGTTTGCGAATGAGTTGCCTCTTTATAACTTATATGTTCACTTATTTTTTTCATACATTAAATACCATTTGTGAGCTGTGTAAAGGATTGTGATTGTAAGTAATACAATCTTTAAAATCATATCAATATTTGTTAAGCTCAACGTAAAAGCTGAGAAATTTATTATATATAATTTCATATCCTGTATGCTCATTATTATTCTTCTAT